ATCCATCTGATGCATCACGTCCATCAGTCTTAACTGTTGCAGGTTTAGAAGCTATGTTCTTTGATTTATCTCCCGCTACTCCTTCAGTGACAGTAAAATCCTCAAGACCCATTTCAGTTTCTGCTGTTGGAGGTTGATATTTTACACATTTTATTAGTAATGTATCACCAGTTTCATCATTTGGTCCTCGTGCCACTGGATAACTGTAATATGTGCTACTATCAGTCGAAACTTTGTTACCTTTAAAATCAGGTGCAGCATTTACCTTTGCAGCATCCTTTTCATTATTATTAGATGAAAAAGTTTGTGATACTTGTTTTTGTACTACAGCTGCTTTTTCTTCTTTTGTTTTTCTATTAAACAACCCAAATACCATATAATCGACCTAATTTTTTAACTATTTAGTAGTATTTTGACAAAAGGTAAAGTTCTTAAATCTCTTAATTCCATTTCATCAACTTTATATAATCCACCAACTACTTCTGGAAAGGTATACTGCCTCATTTCTCCCCAGTGATAGTTTAATCCTTTAAATCCCCATTGAAAAACATCAGTTACAGCGACAAGTGGATGTGAGTCATATGCAATACCAGGTGTTTTTGCTTTGTATACAAAAACATAAAAATTACCTGCTTCAGGAACATTACTTCCTTCCGTTAACACTCCTAATATTTCTGTTGCTAAATCATCGGGACTTTCTGTTCCGATTAGATTTTTCATTATAGGATCTAATCTACTCATATGTCTAACTCTTTTTCTGTAATTACTTTAAATTCCCATCTTCGATCAGCACAATATTCTCTTGCTGCTTTCCATTTTGCTTGATTTCTTGCATATTCAAATGCTTCACGAATGTAACCTTTAGTTTGCCTCTTTGGTCTTTTTGGTTTAGTTGTTTGTTTGAGTGGTTTCACTTCAATTAGATATCTTTTTATTTTACCTGTATTTTCTTGTACTTTAATATAGAAGTCAGGAAAATATCTATGGATACGATTATCATGAGGTGAGATATATGGAAGTGCAATTTCTTCACTTCCCCATTCAAGAATTTTAGTATTCTTATCACAATACACCATAAACTTTCGTTCCCAAAGTGACCTGTAAATAATATTAGTTGGATCACCTTTATACTTTCTGGGAAATGATGGGTAGTATTTTCCCCTGTAAGCCATCTAAATAACTATACTATAGTAGTATTTAGAGTGCCAGCACCAAGACCGAGAAGAATATCAGATTTTTTACCTAAGTTACAGAATGTAGCACAGACATCAAATTTTTTCGTAAAATTTGCATTGCCAAGTGGAAGTCTTAGAAGATACATGAGACAAAGAGGTATAAATGATCGTTTTGTAGCAGAAGATATTGGTTTATTATGCCATGATGCAGTTCTACCAGGAAGTGCAATGGCAACAATGAACACTGCGGGTGATTACCAGGGATTGATTGAAAGATTTGCTCATACAAGAAATTATACAGAGATATCACTAGAATTTTATGTAGATAATGAATATAAGTCACTTAAATTCTTAGAGCATTGGATGGAATTTATTACAGGTGCAAGTCCATCTGATCCAAGTTCTGATTCTTATCATTACAAATTAGAATATCCAGAAACATATAAGTCAAATGATACTCGTATTATTAAATTTGAAAAGAATCATTTTCAATTTTTAGAGTATCGTTTTGTTGGTTTATTTCCAATGTCATTGAGTTCAACTAAGGTTGGTTATACTAATTCACAGGTTTTAAAAGCAACTGCGACATTTAGTTTTGACAGATATATTTGTGGTGAGTCATCATCATTAGCAAGGGATTTAGGAATTTCATTTAATAAAAAAGGACCAGTTTCAGATTTTACTACAAGAAGACAAACTGGATATGATTTACAAACTACTTTATCAAATGTTTATAGGGAAAGTGCATTTAACGTCTTAAATAGTGGTCCGTATAGAAAAGTGAGTGGGAAAGTTAATTCTGCACCAGTTACAAATGCTGCTGGAAAAGCATTGGGATCTGGAACTAACATTTCTTAAACCTCTATAAATAATGATACTGAAGTGCTTAGAATATTATGCCTTTACCAAAGATTAGCACCCCAACTTATGAGATGGTGCTACCTTCATCAAACAAGAAAATTAAATACAGACCTTTCCTTGTAAAAGAGGAAAAAGTTCTTATACTAGCAATGGAGAGTCAAGATACTTCTACCGTTGCAAATGCAGTTAAAGATGTTTTAAAAAATTGCATTCTGTCAAGAGGAATTAAAGTTGAGAAACTATCTACTTTTGACATTGAATACTTATTTTTAAATATTCGTGGTAAGTCTGTAGGTGAAACAATCGAAGTTATGGTTACTTGTCCTGATGATGGTAAAACACAAGTTCCAACATCTATAAACATTGATGAAATCAAAGTTATTATAGAGGATGGACATCAGAAAGATATCAAACTAGATGATACTTATTCACTTAGAATGAGATATCCTTCTCTAGATGAATTTGTTAAAAACAATTTTGCAACTGCATCTGATATATCAGTTGATGATACTTTTGATTTAATTGCATCATGTGTAGACCAAGTTTATTCTGAAGAGGAATCATGGGCTGCAGCAGACTGTACTCAAAAAGAGTTAAGTCAGTTTGTAGAATCATTAAACTCAAATCAATTTAAAGAAGTTGAAAAGTTTTTTGAGACTATGCCAAAGTTATCTCATACTGTTAAAGTGATTAATCCTAATACTAAAAAGGAAAATGAAGTTGTATTAGAGGGGCTACAGAATTTTTTCGGATAAGCATGGCACATGAGGATCTTGCATCTTATTACAAGATCAATTTTGCCTTAATGCAGCACCATAAATATAGCTTAACTGAGCTTGAAAATATGATCCCTTGGGAAAGGGAAATATATCTTTCACTTTTACAGCAATATGTTGAGGAGGAAAACTTAAAAGCACAACAAGAACGTAATGGATGAGGAACAAGGTTTACAGTCACCAATAGCAGGAAGTTTAAGAGGCATTAGAAGAAGTGTATCTTCCAATGTCTTTACTGGTCGTGCTGTTCCTCCACCAGTTGCTCAACCTGATCCTCAAACAACAAGTTTAATATCACAAAATACATTAGCACTAAACACTATATCAGGTCAGTTAACAAATATATCTGATAGTGTAAGAAATTTAAATGGTTCTTTAGATGCTCTTAGAAATAATTTAGAAGTAAGTGATTCATTAGATAGACAAAGAGAAGCAGCAAAACAAAATAGAGAAAGGCAATTAGCAGAGCAAGGTTTAAGAGAAGGAAAAGAATCTGAACTTGAAAACAAGATTCAAAACGCATTATTATCACCAGTAAGAAAGATAGCAGAGAAGGCACAGGGATTTTTAGGTCGTCTGGCTAATTTCTTCTTTATATTATTAGGAGGATGGTTAGCAAATACAACAATTGAATTTTTAAAAGTTTTATCAGGTAAAAATATTGATAAATTTAATGAATTTAAGAGAAAGTTAGGGAAGGATTTATTAGCGGTAGGTGCTATTTTAGTAATTGCATCAGTAGGGATTAAGAGATTAGTTACTTTATCAGCATCACTTGCAGCAAACGCATTTAGAGTTACTGTTAATGCTTTATTAGTAGCACCATTTAAATTATTATTAAAGTTTTTTCAAAACATTGTATTAAGAGGTCGAAATGCACTTTTAAAGAGTATGGGATTGCTTGGTAATAAACCAGGTCTATTACCGAAAATAGGAAAAAATATATTAAGAGCATTACCTGGTGCTGGACTTATAACAAGTATATTTGGTGGAGGTAAAGGTAACGTAAGTGGTGACGTTACTACACCAAAGACTGGAAATAGATTTACAAGATTTTTAGGTAATTTAAATCCATTTAAAAGCAAAGTCACAGGGGAAGTAATTGAGGAAGGTGGTAAGACCATAACAAAGACTGCGGGTAGAGGTATTTTTAGTAAATTATTTACTCCAGCAATAAACTTTTTTGCCGATTTAGCAATGGGTGAAAAAATAGAAAAAGCACTTGCAGGTGCAGCAGGTTTTACAGCAGCATCAAGTTTTGTTGCCACTAAATTGTCATTCTTGAGAACGAAGGGAATGTGGGGTAAACTAGCTTTGGGAGCATTGAGTTTAGGTGCTGGTTTTATTGGTGAAGCGAAGGCAAAAGACTTAGTTGATGGAATTTCAAATATGTTTGGTATGTCTACATCAGGAGATGATACGAAAGGTGAAGTAAATGGCGATACTAATCAACAGTTAGATACTGGAGATATTACTACAGATAATAAATCAGATTCTGAGAATAATCTTAATGTAACTGGTATGCAGTTT